AATTCCCAAAAAAATCATAGCTTCGTGCGAAAGCAACATCGTCAATTTAAACCAAATATTTTTAAAAGAAATCACAAAATCCGGATTTTCATTGAATTTCAGCAAAGTTAGATTACTTGGTAAAAATTGCCGTCAAGAAGTTACAGGATTGACTGTTAATAAAATTGTTAATGTAAGTGATAAATATACGCGTAACGTTCGGGCAATGGCTAATAATCTATTTAAAAATGGCGAATTCTATTTATTTGACAAGCAAACTAATCAAAAAAGACTCGGGTCGATTAATGAATTAACTGGAATATTCGGATTTATAGATTCGTTGGACAAGCACAATAATAAAATATCACATAAAAACCAGGGTAGCCTTAACAAAAGAGAACGTTTATACTCTGATTTCCTCTATTATAAATCATTCTGCGCAAATGAAAAACCAATGATTTTAACAGAAGGTAAAACAGACATCACCTACCTTAAAGTAGCGTTGGATTCTTTAGCCAAAGATTACCCAACATTAATTGGGGATAAGGAAGAGAGAATGTCTTATGTCCGAGATTATAAAATATCATTTTTTAAAAACAGCATAAAATCAAAATACCTTCTCAAATTAGATGGTGGAACTCCTCACCTTAAAGACTTTTTAGTAAATTATGATAAAAAGAGCAGTAAATACTCTAAATCAAAAAATGAGAAGCCTGTGATAATGATATTGGATAATGACTCAGGTAGTAATGGTGGAGGGGGTATATTTCAATGTCTATTAGGGAAGTCATTCCCTAACATTACTATTGATTCTAAGAAAAGCCTCAGAGACGAGAAGTGGATTTGGGTAACAAAAAATCTCTATATTATATTCACCCCTTTAAATGGCAAGCAAGAAAGTTCAATGGAAGATTTCTTCGATGAGTCAGTTCTAAAAAGAACCTTATCAAAAAAAACATTCAACAGAAGCAATAATAAATGCAAAGATAATGAATATGGTAAAGAAGCATTTGCAAAAGGTGTAGTATTGAAACGGCGAAAAAAAATCAACTTCACTAAATTCTCAATTATATTTGATTCCATAAATGAAATTATTAATCATCATGAATCAGTTAATAATTTAAAGACAATAGCATGACTTTTATATTCTGTCTTATTGAATATAAAGCACATTAAAAGTATTCAGTTAACATCAAATTTCATGGCAGCAAAGTGGCAGCAGAGCGCAACACTATGTGCCACTTTTCATCACTATTCGGTCTGAGTAAAACTTAAAAAAACAGTAAGTTACTGATTTTATTAGCTTAAAATTGGTACTCATAATCGCCTGGCCGCTGGTTCAAACCCAGCAGGGCCACCAGATTTAGTGATGTAAATCATATAATTAAGCCACCTCACGAGGGTGGCTGTTTTGTTTCTACAGGCCAGTGTCGCATGACTTTTATCGCCCTTTTGAACGCTAGTACAAAAACCCGCTTTCGCGAGCTGTCAGAGAAGCAATAATGACTGTCTGTCGTTGTGCGTAAAAATCGGCCCCTGTTAGTCTGGCCCGGCGAGACGATCATCCCCGCTATGCTTTCGTGCGTTTTGAAGTTGCAGTTGCAGTTGCTGCGCGATGCTGGCAAGCACATTAGTTAACAATACCGGCGTATTCAGCGGAAACGATGTGGCGTCGGCGTCCTCGGCGTTACAGACCAGCCCGACAATCGCGGTAGAGACGGTGGAAAGGGTGCGCGTGCCATCATTGATTTCGACGACGCGAACACCGCAATGGTAATCAGACATCTGATGCACTCCGTTAAATGGGTGCGCTCAGCGTGTCAGGTCAGGCGATGCCGTGTATGTAATTGAGTTTTGTTGAAGGATGAGCGGGCATTTACCGTGGAATGATCGTTTTGTCTTCCTGTGGCACTATTAACAGCCATCATCAAAAAGAGGGAACGAGAATGATCTCAGGAAGAGCAGAAAGACAGGACCTGGACGGTATTACACTTTTGAGTCAAGATTGCCCCCCGGCGAATTTTTTGAGCTTCGGCCACAACATCTTCCACGCAATGCTCAGCCGGTGCTCGATGAAACAAGCGGTATGTGTATCGGCTACACCGTGGCTCAGGCTCCCGGCCTCTGGCAAATTTATGATGCACAGGGCCATTTTGTCCGGCTCGAAGAGGCTCCGCTTGAAACGCCTTTGTTCGATCCAACTGATATTGCGCTGATTGCTTTTGGTGTTTTCCGCATCCTCCGCACTGGTCGTGCTTTGTTTGAAGCGGGTACGCGAACGGCCATTACAGCAAAGCTGGGCCAGGGGACTATTTCATTTTTGCGCGCCCGGTTTAAACTCGGCTTATCTGCACGCAACCTGAAAATGACCGAAACGGCTGCTAAGCACATGTATGAAACAGGTCGATACGTTCCTTTAAATATTCAGGAAAAAGCTATTCGTTACGGTAAGCGAACTGCCGATCCCCGGAACGTTAAAGGCCTGTACAGATACGAAATTGAGATGTACAAACTTTATCGTAAAAAGGCCACTACTGAGTATAAAAAATACACACTGGAAGTTGTGGTAAGAGAGTCCGACTGGACAATCACCCACTTTATGTATTTTTAAAAAACCGACAGGAACGCATAAATGTTTGATATTAAAGATGAGAAATTTACGTTTGCGGTTTCTCCTTTTGAAAGAGTGGTCGATAACGACATTGACCCCGAACATCATCGTTGGGACTGGATAAAATCTTTTGTTGAGTTTTCTGTTCCTGGCCTGAAAGCACAGTTTCAAACTGAATTTACGGTAGGCGAGCTACTGGCACTACGTGAGCAATTTGCAGCGCACCATAACGCTTTAATTGCTCAACGTGAAATAAAGCCTTTCGAGTTTCAAAGCCAGTGCCATCAACTGAATATGATAATCAGGAAAGTAATCGGCGACGATGGTGTAATGATTGAATATGACCTTCGTCCTGAAGCGCATGCTGACAGCGTTCAGGTTAAAGGCGATTTCGGCATCAACGAGAGCTACTTCCCCGATATTTTAAAACGGCTGGATGAGATGATTGAATGGCAAAATTAAGCCTTCCCGCCTCTAAAATTTTTACTGATAGTCCCCGCTGTAACGGGGATTTTCCTGTTCAGGCTTTTCCGGCCAGCTGATATCCGTTGCCGCTGAGGTCTCGAAGCGGTTCAGCTTCACGCGGTAGGTTCTCCATTGCTCCAGCAGCGCTTTCTCGCTCTCCGTGGCGATTTTCCTGCCGCCTGGCAATAACACAGCGTCCGCCATGTCTCGTCGGGAATGCGGATATAGCCGTTGCCCGCTAAGGCTCGCTTGTTGAAAAGCCGCATAACGGCATCAACGCTCGACAGCTTATCCCCGCCCGCCGTCATATCTGCCGCTACTGAAACGACATGCTTACAGGCATCGTACCGGCTGAGATTTTTAAGGGCGTCGGCTACCAGTCCCGCGTCTTTGATTTCCACCAGCGCGTTGGCCGTTTGCAGGTAATGCTTATGGGGATTATCGGCAGTAACATGTGCGCCTGCGCCTTGTCGGTATAAGCCTTTACCTCAGTTAACGCGTTATCCACAGCCTGGCGTGCCAGCACCACGGATGGGTCGATTTTCAGCGTGACGGCACTGTGGCAGAAGCAACGTATACATAATTACGATATGCTCTACTTCCTTTTCGAAGAACCTTTGAAGCACCTGATAGAAATTGGAAGAATGTTGCGGAAAGAGCCCAACAGAACGGAGGCGTGATTACGTGTTATCGAGAATCTTTAAACTGTCATTCAAATTTGTTTCCGAGATAGTGGGAACACTGGTTTTGACAGCAACTGTATTTGGTATGTTCTATACAGGCTTTATGAATGAAGGCGCCATGCGGATCGTAGGACCTCTCGCTGTACTAATCTGCGGAATGGGGGCTTATGTATTGGTGATGTATCCCACCACGAAAATCAGTGAAAATGATAAAAAGGGCCAACCTGGTTAAGGATAATACCGGGATTATGTCTCAGGCTAAATCCGCACATCGGAGAAAAACATGGCTCATGATGGCTACGCTCCTGTTACTCCTCCTGTTAGGCTAAGAATGGCACGCTTTACTATTCTCACGTTGACCCAATAAGTTTGCGCAGACCAACCACTGTAAAACAGGTCCACAGATCCTTTAAGCTCTCCCGGATTGCTTTCGCTCAACGTTTTCAGCTTTACCACAGTTATGCTCTGAGTACATTCGTAAAGCGTGAAGTACACATAGCGGATCTGTTATTTTTTTAATCTGACTAAATATCGGTAGATTTTTTTTGCCAGATAGATAGCGGCAATACCCAGCAACATCGATGCTATACCGAGAAAAATCATTAACGAAAGGAGGTGGCTAAAAATCCCGCCCAGACTTGTGAAATCGCTGAGTCTGACGAGCTGTTCAGGGGTTAGTGTACGAACCACTATTTCCGGAAGAATCAAAAAACATATAATGACTGCTAAAATATAAATCGTCTTGTTTGTTCCCTTTTTCATTATTTTCCTGTCTGAGTTTGAGGGTAAGGTATTTTCTGTTTTTGATTTTTCTTCATCCGTCCAGTGACCTGCTCGTGCCGAGTCAATTAGTAATTGAATGGTCAACGCCTTTTCTGCTTTGCCATTATCTTCAGGAAAATAGCGAGTGAAATTGATTTTATCTGGGTTAATTGAAAACTTCTCTGTGAATTCTTCCAGTAAATCATAGGCATCTAACGGGTCCATTCGAAAATCTTCATTAAGATCGGTGTTATGTTTGAGCGGATACCGCTTAAAGGTAAATATGCTGCGACCATTGTAGCTCTCAACAAGATCGAATACTGCTTTTTCTGTCTCGTCCATTATCATCATCCGTTCTTCTTTCAGGCAATCTTATTGTATTTGAATGTTATCTCATAGCTAATCTTGTAAGCGTACAACTTAGATTTTTCATTCATTTATAAAGATCTTATATCCTGATTATTTACTTTGAGCAAGTCAATATGGGTAAGGCCCGATTCACTGAACATCATATTACAGATAACTATTAAAATTTCATGGTATTTTGAAAATCCCCATGAAGAATATTATACGGTTGAGGTTAAACCCACTTACTATATCTTATATAAAAATAAGCAACGAAACCGACCCAGGCAACCACAAACCCCATTGGGTAAAATGGAACAAATCGCACAATAAAATAAGCGCCAACAACACTGGCTATAATCGGTACAAGATAGAAAAAAGATTGCAGTAACCATACAACGAAAAGCTTCATTTACTCACAACTCCATCAAAGCCTCAGCTATTTTATCAAACTTGTAATGGCCACATTAAAAACTTCACAATATCGAAATTTAACTTTTTTCATTTACCACACATATAATTAACTCAACATTTCACGCACAAATTTATCCCTTCGGCTCAATTCCCCTTGCCTTTAACGCCTCCCTCGCCAGGTTTTTCAACCAGCTTGCTAAACTAATTCCTTCTTCAGTTGCAACAGCATCGAGCTGTTTTTTCAAGGCGGGATCAATGCGCATTTTAAATTGTGGAGACTTGCCTCCACCTTTTGGTTTTTTTTCACGCATTATTATTGACATGTGGCTACCTACTCCCTCATTTTAGCCTTATAAAAGACCACACTAACACGAGGCCTTTTATAAGAGCAACGCCCCGGCAGTGCAGCAACACATACCGGAGCGTCTGACCACAACGTTCACTCTTAAGGAACAACGCTATGGCTAACACCGATAGTAACACAACCGCCCATCATCAAATCGTGGACATTCAGCCAGTTATCGAATCTGCGATCTCAAACCTCTTGAAAACGCCGCTCGGCACCACGCACGATCTCTTTCAGGTGCTGGATACGTGCGTGCGCTATGTCGATGCCTTGGTTGAATGTAATGATATTGCAGATCGCATGGCGCTGTGCGGTCGTCTGCTCGCTGCACTGGAAGTCTTGAAAGTTTTGTTAGACAAGCCACTACCAGAACACCTGATTAAACGCCTCACGCTGGAGAAAGGTGATGACAAAGCCTGTCGCAGCAGGGATTCGATAGACTCGGAAGAGATGCGGCAATATTGCAGCGCGTTAACGTTAGTATTACTGAATCAGCAGGCCCCGGCAGGCTTGCAAAAACATATCACCGGCTTGTTATTCCAGATGGTTAACATCATGACTGATGACTTAACCGCGCCGCGCTTTGTGCGAACAGCGTCGGGGCTGGTGATGATTGAGAGCAAATTTACACATATCGTTCACTGATTTTGAACCCTTCCCTTCTTCCGCAGGGAAGAAGGGAATTCGCATGCAAAATTTAAAATCTCACTGTGGGCTCACTCTCAGTGCCAAAATGCTTTATAACCCTGAGTTTTCTTCTGCCGAAAATACCGCCACGATTCATCTTCATTCACTGAAAATATATTTTGTCGTGCTGCCATTCCTGAAATCTTTTCATTCCCGTACAGTTATTGCCACTGTCCCCAAGGGCCCGGGCGCCCTCCCCGCCGTACAGTTATTAACAGCACTCCCAGAGGGCGCTGTCGCCCCCTTAAACGTCAACGGCGCGCTGGCCTTCAGCCACGTCTGTCAGCCATCCCATCCAATCTGCATCCATAAAAAAACCCGCTTTCGCGGGTTGGGCTTACAGCAGCTGCGGTGACGGGTTATCGCTGCCTTTTGCCATCACCGGCACCGTATTGATCTGCGCCGGTTCGACGATAATCCCGGACACGCTCTCCAGGGTTTTAAAGGTACAGCTGCAGTTAATGTTCTGGCACTGGTGATAACGTTCTTTCGTCTCTTTCGAAACGTAGCGACTGCTTTTCGTATGGGCGGCGGTCTGACATTTTGGGCAATGCATCATAGTCGTTCTCCTCTCTGGCATAGTGCAACATTAGCCAAAGACTAAACAAAAAGCAACTTAAATTAGACTAAATCTAACCAGCCTGTTTTTCCACTAAGACGTAATCCACGTTTTCAATCATCAGCTCCAGGTTCAACTGGGTGGTAAATCCACTTTTATCGAGGGTATGCACGATATTAGTAATCAGCCATTTTTGATTATCGATGACCGATTTAAAACCCTGGGCTTTGACCGGCGTTTCAGGAATCAGCTCAGCAGCACCCAGCGCGAGTAGGATCTTCAACGTAGCCCGGTTGCGTTGCAGTTCCTGCCACTTCGCTTTAGCCGCCTCCTCTGCTTCCCCCTGGCTACTGAAGTGCGTATTCAGTACGAACAGCTTCTTATTGCTGCCAAAAACATAGGTTTTTCCCGGATCTTGTTGCCCGATAGTGGGGATATTTTTGGCCGCCGGATGGACAGGGTTCACCGCCGGTGTTGCTGGCGGTATCGTGTTGACGGTTACCCCTTTCTGCTGCGCTTTTTTCTGATCGTACCATTTTGCTTCAACGCCACTGTAATCGTCGCGCTTAAACAATTTGTACTCATACTTATCGCCATCCTGTCGGCTCAGATTCAGGAGTGGAATCGGCTTTCCGCTCGCTGTCACGCCATGCCCGGGGGCAAAGAACAGCAGCGTCTTATCTTTTATCGCCGCCACAGCGCCAACCAGCATAGCCAGCCGGGTAATGAACGTGCCGTCCGTTTCCTGCGTCTGATCGATATGCTTAATCTTTTTTTTGGCTATCTCCGGCCGCATGTCGGAGGTAAGTCCGTTACGTTTCGCGATTTTCTCCACAACCTCGCCAACCGTCATGTCCGGATATGAATCAGTGATTTTAACATCGAGCGAACCGCTAAAATCGGCGCTTCGGGCGACCACCGTTATCGTGTCCGGCGCGCCTGGTAGGTGACCTGATCAATGATGTAGGAGCCTTTATTTGCAAGCGGCTGCCCCTTCCAGCCTATCTCTAAGACCACTTTCGCGCCAAAGGGCGGCATGACCAACTGGCCGTCACTGTCGTCCAGCACCAGGTCCAGCTGATCGACCTCCAGACCACGGTTATCCGTCAACTTCAGAGAAATCAGCCGTGGGCGAATATCTTCCGTTTTATCCTTCGTCTCAATTTTGATATTAAAGTCCGGCGTAGGCGCAACGCGCAGGGGCACGGGAATCGGGGCGATATCGCTCATCTCAGCGCCCTCCGTTCAGCGCAGAGGTGGCGCTGCTGATGACAGAGCCGACCCGTTGCGCTGCGTCGCTGGCCCGGTTTTGCAATTCTTCCGCCTGCCTTTTTAAGTCCCCGAACATACTGGTTAGTGAATCGTCTACCCGCAGCAGGTTGAGGGTAAAGCCTATCTTGCGCGCGCTGCCGTCGCTGTAGAATTCGGTATGCGTGGCCGAGAAATCCGTCACAACAAACATGCCGTAAATAATGCCATTGCCGCCAATCAGCGGCCACGCCAGCCCTTCATCGGCCATGGTCTTCAGTGCCAACAGGGTGACATTGCCGCCGGTGATTTCAGGCCGGAGTTCGCCAGACAGCTTGATTTTATCGTCGCCGCCGCCCAAAAACTGAGTCGACTCACGGCGCCCCACGCGGCTGTTTTTCGCCCAGCGATAGGTAATGTCATGCTGCAAATTGTCGAAGGGCAGGGTTTGCCGTACAAACGGCATCATGCCTAATATCATCATCATGGTTAATTAATCCAGACTAAACATGGAGTTATAGCTGCGATCAGCCGTGGACCACGGCGATACCGTGGAAGCCTGCGCGACGGCCTGTCCAATCGCCTGAGGATCGCCTGTCGCATAGATATTGTTGGTGACGGTATGCTGACGGTTATCCACGTTTGAATTGTTAACCGAGGGCAAAGGCTGATTGAGCGTGCTGTTCAGGCTGGCGCGCGATGCGGACGGACGGGCATCCGCGTTATCCTCATCCTCGTCGTCCTGTTCGCGCATTTTGGGCGGAGGCAGCTTGTCTTTCACCTTGTCAGATTTCTCATCGATGATGCCAAGCTTGCCCAGCACCCAGTCAATGCCGCCCCGCAGCTGATTCAGGGCCTCACCGGGTAATTTGAGTGCCGTCGCCAGCATATTGCCGAAGCGCTGTCCCATCTCCCCTGCCGAGGCCAGTTCCTGCTGAGAAAACTTCACCGGTTCCAGCAGCTTTGAGAACCAGGAGCCCAGCTCGGACACTTTGTTGCTGAACCAGTCAAATACCGGCTTCAGCGGCGCGAACGCGTCACTTATCGGCCCCATCGCTGCACTAAAGCCCTGAGCAACGCCGCTGATAAAGGCGCTGATCGGCTCCCAGTACTGATAAACCAGCATCGCGCCCGCCGCGATAGCCGCGCCAAGCAGCACAACCGGCAGCGTAATTGCGCCCAGCGTCGCCGTAATCGCGCCACCGATGATGGCAAACGCACCGCCCAGCAGTTCAGCGCCCGCCATGATGGTGCTCAACCCGCTAATGACCGGCCAGACAATATTCCCCACGCTGGCGAGCGAGTCCACCAACGTCAGCCCACTGGCCGCCAGCGTCAGCAGGCTGTCCGAAAGCTGGGGATTGATATTCATCACACCGGTCAGAACGGACTGTACGGATAAGCCGTCCTGACTGATGGTTTGCAGGTTGGTGTCAACGGAGGCATCAACCGGCTGCTGAGCCGCCGGCGCCTGAGACAGCTGATCCAGGCGCCCACTGGCGGCACCTTTCATGAGCACAGCGGCAGGAGCCGCGCCCTGTTCGCCAAAGATGGCCTGCAGATAGGTTGCCTGCTGGGCTGCATCGATTTTGTTTTTCTCAAACGCCGTCTGCACCTGGCTGAGCACCGTGAAAATCGGCTGACTGTTGCCCTCGCCATCTGCGGTAACAACATTCAACGCTTTCAGCGCGCGGTCTGCATTGTCATCAGGTGCCTGCACGTGCGACAACATGGCACCGACGCCTGCACCCGCAGCGCTGCCCGTCATGCCGTTTTCGGCCAGCACGCCGATCATCGCCGATGCCTGACCGACGCTGACACCGGCTTGTTTTGCCACCGGGCCGATGCTGGCCATCGCCTTGTTCAGCTCAGCGATATCCGGTTGCGCACCGCTGTTGTTCGGATTAACAGACAGGGATGCCGCCTGATCCTTGCCGTTATTCGCATCCGCAGGTGACAGATAATCGATAACCTTGCGGCCCTTCTCGACGAAGTCTTTGGCCTTGTTGCTGGCACCTTGCACGTTATCCGCCAGCGCCATGCCGGCGCGGTAACGATCCCGGGTACGATTGAGCTTATCCTGGCGCTGATTCAGCAACCCCATCGACTCACCCTGCGCATCAAGGGTGGATTGGGTCCGCTCTGTTTGTTGGTTCAGCTTCTGGCGCTCGCTGCTCAGACGACGCGTGGAAATCCCGGCGTCATTCAGCGACTGGCGCTGATCCTGCACCGACTGGCGCAGCTGAATGTTCTTTTGTTGTAACGCGTTGGCAGACAGGCGCAGTTTCTCCAGCGCCTGCGCTTGTTCAACGGTGGGGTTTTGGTGTTTTTCAGTTCAATGGCGAGTGCTGCCGCTTCTGCCCGGGTATTTTTAAGATTTTGTTGGGTCAGCGTCAGTTCTTTTCGGGTATCACGGAACCCTTCAATCTGCGCGGATTTGGCGTTAAGTTCTGCCAGACGGTCTTGCGTTTCCTGGATATCCGCAGACAGCCTTTCTGTTTCTTTACGCACGGCATTGAACGGGCGCGTGGCCCGATCAACCGCCTCCAGCAGCACTTGCAGCTTGAGCGTGTTACTCATCAGAGGTTACTCCACTGCGGATCATCACTTTATGCCGCCAGTCGAGTAACTCTTCCAGCGACATGAGATACATTTCTGAGGGTGGCCAGTGAAAAACGCTGGCAATGTCGGCCATCAGGTCATTGACCGTTAGATCGCGGGGCCAGCTTACCCGGCCGATTTCGCTGACAAAAAACCAATCACCTTGCCGCCCAGGGCAATCAGGTCCACCGGATCGAGCGCATTGCACTCCGCTTTGGTCAGCGACGGCAGGGTGATACGGGGCAGCACCATTAACAGGGCATCCACGTCAGACGAGGCCAGGTCGGCCAGTCGCACGCCACGCAGCGATCCTGCCGTCGGTTTCACCAGCTCAACCTGGCTGATCACCACATCACCACGTGAAATCGGGCTTTCCAGTACCACCGGGTTTTCTTTCAGTTCTGGTTTATCAAGCTGTTCCATTTTTTCTCCATCAGGATAAAGAGGGCCAGCGCAGGACGCGCCGGCCTTTTTTATTACACCAGGCCGAGATTTTTACGACGCTGTTCCAGGCGATCGACGCCGTTGACCTTCTCCACCATGTTGACGGTGTCGACTTCGATCAGCTCTTTGCCATTCCAGGTCAGTTTGAAATAGGTGTTTTTGCTGGTGACTTTGGTTTCGGCGTTTTCGCCCTGTTTGGCTTCACCGAAATCAAAGGCCTGGTGCTTACCGCGCACTTCGATTTCCACGGCAATTTCTTCGCCGGTGTCATCGCGCTGGTAAGAACCGGTGAAACGCAGCGGTACGTTGGCGGTTGCGCCCCACTGGCTTAACACCAGCTCATCCATCCCGCCCAGCGTCCACTCCATATCGAGTGCGGCATCGTCCAGGCCGTTATCGATGAACGCCGCACCGTTCATACCGCCAGCGCGGTAGGTATCCAGCTTGCGTGACAGCTTCGGCAGCGTCACGGCGGTGACGATGCCTGGTAGCTGTTTGAATCATTGAAGAGGTTCAACCCCTTAAGTTTACGTGGCAGTGCCATTTATCCGGCTCCTTAGCTGTTTACGGATGCGGCGAAGTTCGCCAGATAGGTGTCGGTGATGCGCTGACGCAGGGTCAGATCTTCCAGCGGCGGCACCGGTGTGTAGTCGTAATCGATAAACAGTTTGCCCGCCTTCAGGGTCTCTTTATCGTTCGCGCTGTCGTCGTACCAGCAGTTTGCGCCCAGCAGATAACCAGCACTGACCAGCTCGCGGAACTTGGCATTGATGCCAGCGATGATTTCGCGCACCAGCACCGGCGTCAGCGGTTTGTCGTTAGCCCACATGTGCGCTTCGGCCATGGTATCGGCCAGCACCTGTGCCGTGCGGGTGTAGTTTTCAAAGGCAAAAAGTGGATCGTCGCTACAGGTCCGGTTGCCCCAGAAACGGAAACCGTCTTTGCGAATCAGCGTGGTCACACACTTTTCGTTCAGCAGATCGGCATCGGTGCCGGTCTGTTGCAGGTCCCAGAAAACGTCTGCGGAGATACCGGTTACGCCATTGACGCCCACGTTGGACAGGGTTTTATGCCAGCCGGTGTCGTTGTCAATTTTGGCGCGCAGGCCCAGTGCACGTGCAGTGGCATAAGCCATTTCAGATTTGTTCGTGGCGGTGTTCCAGGCCATAAAGTCTGGCCAGATCACCATCAGCTCGCGCTGGCTGAAGTTTTCGCGGTACTTCATGGCATCCGAGATGGTTTTGCTGTTCCAGGCAGACACGTAGGCAAAGCCACGCAGCTGCTGGGCAATGCTGGCCAGCGCTGTCGCCACTTCCAGCGAGTCCAGACCTGGGACGCCGAGAATGCGGGGTTTAACACCCAGTTGCGTTTGCGCGCTCAGCAGCGCCTTCATGCCGGTGTATTTACCGTTCGCATCCGTCGAGCCAATCAGGTTAGAGGTGGTTTCAGCCTGGCTCGCGCCTTCTGCAACGCGAACCACGACAGTAACCGGCTTCGCCTGGTCAGCAATCGCCTGCAGCGCTGCCGCTAAGGTGCCTTTTGTACCGGCTTTACCGACGGCTGCCTGCACGTTGGTCAGCAGGACAGGTGTGTTAAGAGGAAACGCCGTTGCATCAGCATCTTCTGCGGTGCAGATCATGCCAACAATGGCGGTTGAAACTGTTGAAATGGTGCGTGTACCGTCATTGACTTCGACGACGCGGACACCGTGATGAAAATCAGACATCTGTAGCACTCCGTGTTGAGGGTGTGCTCAGATTGTCAGGTCAGTGGGAAGGATGCATTCGATTGCGGTTTGCTGATCGTTCAGTAAGAAGAACCGCGTAAATGGTGCTGTTTTGGCGCTGGAATATAACGATAAATCGTTTTGGGTGAGACATCTAATACCAGCGCAACCTGATGAAGCGTGGCGCCATTCGCCATCATACGTTCCGCTCTGGCAACGACTTCTGGTGTCATAATGCGCCGCCGGCCACCAATGCGCCCTTTTTCACGCGCTGCGGTCAGCCCGGCACGCGTTCGCTCGACAATCAATTCGCGCTCCATCTCCGCCAGTGCGCCCATCACATGAAAGAAAAAGCGGCCCATCGGTGTGCTGGTGTCGATACTGTCCGTGAGGCTACGAAAGTTTACCCCGCGTTCGCGCAGCTCTTCGGTGAGCATGACCAGGTGACGCATGCTGCGACCCAGTCGATCGAGCTTCCACACCACCAAAGTATCGCCCTCTTTTAACGTCCGCAGCGCCCGCTTTAAACCAGGCCGTTCACTGGTCTTTCCGCTGATTTTATCCTCAAAAATCTGTTCACAATTTGCGCTCTGCAGCGCATTCCGTTGCAAATCGGTGTTTTGGTCATTTGTTGACACCCTGACATAGCCAATCAGCATCGTTTTTTCTCCGGTAAAAGGTGAGGAGTTTGCCATTGTGCAGGTGAGGCGGGCCAGGGGTTTGTTTCATC